AAAGGAAGCCATCAAGGACGCGCATAAACGCCACCCTGAGACGCATCCGTCTATCGAGCATTCTGCTTGGATTCTCAAAGAAGAGATGGCCGAGCTGAAACATGAGCTTTACAAACCGGAGAGATGGCGTGACACTACTGCGATTTGTGAAGAAGCCTGTCAGGTTGCTGCTTCTGCTATCCGCCTGATTGCTGACATGAAAGTCCGTAAGATGGAAGGGTATAAGGAGCACGAACATTACCGTCACGCAGCATAAGCTGAGGTAATCTATGGGAGTCATGTGTTGGCTCAAAGATCACAACTGGGAAAGCACTGAAGTGTGGACTGGCACTGCGTATGACATCATCCGTATTGAAGTCGAGCAGTTCAAGTGCTCTCGTTGTGGTAAGACAAAGAAGTCTGTCCGAGTGTTTGGTAAGTTGAGTAAGAAAGTAGCAGAAGATATTGTTGACAATTCCACAGGAGTAGTTAATGATAGATATGTGAAAGAAACTTCACCTGATGAAGTTATTACTCTTACTGATACAAAGGAAGACAAATGCAAGAAGGCAGCGTAAAAGCATATAGTACCGCTCTTCTTTATGCACTGACAGCTAACGGCAAGACAATGACGTGGCAAGCTCATGCGTATGAAAACGAAGACGGTACAGCCAGCATACTTATTCAGTCTGGTTACGAAGGTGGTGCTCTTAAGGAGACTACTCGTTCCTATAACTGTGGTAAGAATGCTGGCAAGAAGAATGCTACGACTGCGCTACAACAAGCTGTAAATGAAACTAAGTCTAGGTTCAAGAAGCAGCTTGATAAGGGATACAGGGAGAGTAAGGCCGAGCTGTCTGCTCTCCCTATTCGTCCTATGCTAGCTCAGTCTTATATAGATCATCAAAACAAAGTCAGTGACGACACGATCTATATCTGTCAACCCAAGCTCAACGGTGTACGTTGTACAGTTCAAAGACATGGTGACAAGATAACCTTCCTGTCAAGAACAGGCAAGGTATACGATGTCTTGTATCATCATAACAAACTCTGCAAAGAGTTGTTTGAAGTTATGCCTGATGGATGTGCATGGGACGGTGAGATCTACTGTCATGGTATGCCACTGCAAGACATAGTGTCTGCTGTCAAAGCATACAGTCCTGCCACAAACAAGTTGCAGTACTGGGTGTATGACACTATCAGTGAAGAACTTCAGTTTGAACGTATTGCACGTTACCGTGCTTTGCTTGCAGATAAAGATCTTAAAAAAGTTATGGCTTGCCCTATTGACTATGTCAAAGGAATAGTTAATATAAAGAAGAAACAAGAAGACTATCTTGCAGAAGGATATGAAGGACTGATGCTGCGTAAGTACAGTGCTAAGTATCGGCAAGGTGTTAGGTCTTATGATCTTCTGAAGTATAAGAACTTTAGAGATACTGAATACAAAGTCACAGGGTTCTCAGCAGACGTAGATAAATGTATTATCTTTGAGTTCTTTAACAAAGGTAAACCTTTCTCTTCTGTTCCATGCTGGACAAAAGCACAACGACAAGAAGCATATCGGAGAGGTTGTTTAGACTTCAATACTTGGATAGGTAAGAAGGCAACAGTACGTTGCTCTGACTTCTCTAAGGATGGAACCCCCATCGGAAACCCAGTAGTCACAGCCATAAGGGATTATGAGTGAGCTTCTTCGATATGATTAACAAGGCACTTAAACATTCTGATGAGGTTCCAATTCCTTCTCGTAGGAAGGACGATCCTTACTGGGGTACATTGCCAAGGATGTGTCGTCAGTGCACAAACAGAGAGGAAACAACACCTCCTGCATCCTTGAAGAAAGCAGGAGTTAAACCCTGCCAGTTCTGCAAGGTGTTTGAGAAAGCTTGCTACATTGCGTCGACAGTGTGCCGTCGTGTTGCAGAGCCTCTTAACTTTAAGGTAAATAAAAAATGAAAGACACAAAGTATTTCAAGGCAAAAGAATTTCAGTGTAAGTGTGGGTGTAACACAAACGAAATGAACCAAGAGTTTGTAGATAAGCTTACCCTTGCACGCGAAATCGCCGGTATTCCTTTCGTCATTACTTCTGGATACCGTTGTCCTGCACACAACAAAGCTGTTGGTGGTGTAGCTGGTTCATCCCATACAACTGGGTACGCTGCTGACATCAGTGCGACTACGGGTGAACAGAAGTTCAAGATTGTTCAGGCTCTTATTACAGCAGGCTTCACTCGTATCGGTGTCGCTAAGTCTTTCATCCATGTGGACAGCGATCCCAAGAAGCCGAGTCCGACTATTTGGTTGTACTAGGAGCTGACATGAAGTTCCGTGCTCGTTACCGTGGTAAAGGAGCCAACGGAAAGTATGTCACAACTCAGATGTTTATCAACGCAACAAACGAAGTTGAAGCTAAGGAAGAAGCAAACAAGCGTATTCCAGAAGTGGTCAAGCGTTTGACTGAGCGTGAAGGACAGGATGTTGGACATGTTGTCTGTTGGAAGATTGAACCTCATGAACAAAAGAAAAGAAAGGAAGAAATGTATGTCGGTTAATAAAGAAGCTGTGTTGGAAGAAGTGCGTGCTCAGTTGGCTGTTGAGAACTGGGTGAAAGATGTAGCTAAGGAGAATGAAGCCAGTGACGAATACAGTCCTCGTTCTAATCGTCTTCTTCTTTGGGACTGTTTTGCTGATGAAGTAGGCAGACACGTTGAAGAGTACACTGTTCCTCAGTACGGTGACTTCCCTGATGACAATGTTGCCTCTTGGTCTGCTGATGACTGTATCAAGCAGATTCAGAAGTATGTGAACCGTATGGATTCTAACTCTCGTGGTGAGCTTGAAGCTACGCGTGACCTGCTCAAGATTGCACACTATGCTTCTCTTGTGTGGTGCAAGCGTCTTGGCTTTGAAGAAGCTCTTGCGGAAGTAAGGAAGGAACAGGAAGGACAGCCTGAAGTTCAGGAAGAGGTGCAGAATGGGTAAGGTATACTTCGTCTTCCAAGAAGAGTCTATTCTTGGTCTGCTTAAGAACTATGCAGCAGCTGGTAAGTTTGGCTTGCAGGACGTTGAGTACCTGCATGTGAAAGACAATGCAGACTACAGTGAGAAAGGTTCTGTCATCACAAAGGATGACGCTGTAGTTTATGTTGACTTTCAGCCTGACTGTGAACGTGCTCGCATTATTGCACATGAGCTTAAGTGCCCTATCCGTTGGTGTGATGAAGCTGGTCTTAAGATGATTGATGTTAAACAAATCTTTAGGCTTGACCAGCAGGCAGCTCAAGCTGCTGTGGAAGCTGATGCTGTTGCACCTTTTGCACAAGGAGTAGAACTCAATGCCTAGTACGTATGTCTTTTATCATGAAGATGCTGACGGGCATTGTGCTGCTGCTGTCTTCAAGTACTCTTGTGACCAGAACGAAGAGCTTGACCTTCGCTCCATCAACTACGGGTATGACTCTGACAAGATGTTCGGTGATCTCGAAGCTGGTGCTCGGCTTGTGTTCCTTGACTTCTGTCCTACTGAAGAAGACCTCAAGGCTCTTCATGACAAAGGCTTTCCTATCGTAGTTGTTGACCACCACAAGTCTTCTGTGTGGGCTAAGGACTACGATACGACAGGTACAGACACTAAGCCTTACATCCGTGTGTACCACAGTATCTATCAGTCTGGTTGTGAGATTACTTGGGGAACCTTTATGGGTGAAGCCAAGATGCCTCCTGCTGTGTGGATGACTGGTAGATATGATGTGTGGGATCATCAGGCAGACGAACGCATTGTTCCTTTCATTACAGGTATGAAGCTCATCATCACCGACCCTGCTACGGAAGATGGTTATGAGTTCTGGAAAGCGTGCTTTGAAACTATCGACACTCTTCCTGCAGATGCACCTGACGAAGAACGTGCTAAGCGTATGAAGTGGGATGTAGTCCTGCAACTTATCAACATGGGTAATGTTGCACATATGTATCGCCTTGGTCTTGCTGAGGAACGAGAACGTGCTGTGCATGACATGGTGATTGAAGGCAAGAAGTTCCTTATGGTGAACTCAAAGCTTTCTGATAGCTATGACTTCCCTATGCAGAAACTTGATGACAGTTACTTTGGCTTTGGCTGGTACTACTGGGACGGAAAGGAATGGCACTTCAGTGTGCGCTCTGAAGGTGACAACGACCTTACTACCGTTGCTGGTATCCGTGGTCACAAGAATGCAGCAGGCTTTGCGATGTATGGTTTCCAAGACCCTAGCATCTATCTGAAGGCTGCTCATGAAAGTAATTGATCCTTCTGTCATAGTCTCTTTGCAATCTGCTCCACACTTCATCATGCAAACGATTGAAGACGCTGGACGTACCTGTTATAAATCGGAGGACAAAATCAATGCAACTTCCCATGTGGCTTTCATCGAGCGACTTGTTCGTCGAGGGCATGAAGCTATGCTCGAACACGGGTACGCTACTGCACACTTTCGGATTGACCGTGGTATCTCTCATGAACTGGTGCGTCACCGCCTTGCGAGTTTCGCTCAAGAAAGTACTCGATATTGCAACTACAAGGATAAGGACATTGAGTTCGTAAAGCCAACTTGGTTTACTCACGAAGAAGCAGACAAAGCTCTTGAGAATTACAGCTACTACTTGGCTAACCCTAGTCAGAATATCAAGAAGTACGCTATCATCAAGTGGTTCGACATATGTCAAGACACAGGTATTGCGTATAAAGAGCTTATAAACCACTGCGGACGTAGCCCACAGGAGGCTAGGTCTCTTCTTCCTAATGCCCTTGCCACTGACATTGTAGTAACAGCTAACCTTCGAGAGTGGAGGACTATCCTTAAACTTAGGTGTGCAAAGGATGCTCATCCAGATATGCGGTACATTATGCTACGGCTGTTGAGTGATATGCATAAACTCTTTCCACCTGTGTTTGAAGATATCTATCAGCTTTACAAGGAGGAAGTAGATGCGCTTGCTAGAGACCTTGTTTACATTCTTCCACACACGGAAGAAGATGGAGCAGACGCCTGATACATGCCACTGGTGTAAAGACTATCCTTACTGGGATTGCTGCAACGCTTGGCGTAACTATGAAGACTACTGCTCCACATGTAAAAACTTTAAACCTGCAACTAACGAGGATATAGAACATGACTAAGTTTGAAATTAAGGCTACCTGTAATGGCAAGGACTACAACATTGACTTTGAAGTTCCGAAGGATATCAAGCAGGAAGACTGGGATCAGTTCTCCAAGCTGTTGAAGATGGCTTGCCAGCAAATGGGTAAGTAACCCTTGACAAACTTCTAATAAGTCTTATACTCTTATAAGACACATCGTGTTACCTTAAACGTAGTTGTTAGCTACGTCAGAGACAGGTGGACTTTATCTCCTTGGCTACCTGTCTCTGTCCTAACGCTTAACTAACTAGGAGGTTGAACATGATGGAACAAGGCTCTCTTGCGGATCTCCTTACTCTTGCTAAGTCTGGTGACGACAACAAGCTCGCTGAAATGATGGCTATGAACGGCGGTGCTATGGGTGGTCAGCAGTGGATGTGGTGGATCCTGATTATCTTGTTTGCTTTCGGAGGATTCGGGAACGGTATGTTTGGTAATCGTGGTGGGGCTGCTATGCCCAATAGTGCTGCGACTTCTGACACGTTCCAGATTATGGATCGTCTGAACTCGCTTGGTAACGGGATGTGTGATACTACATTCTCTCTGAACAACAGTATTCGTGACGCCCGTGACGCTGCCTCGAAGTGTTGCTGCGAAACCAATCTGAACATCGAACGTTCTACGAATGCTGCTCAGCGTGCCACTGACGCGCTGTCTCACCAGCTTTCCGATTGCTGCTGCCAGACGCAGCTCCGTATGCAGGATCTTGCTACTGGTATTCGGGAACAGGCTACGGCCAATCAGTTCCAGAACCAGCAGGAATTCTGTGACATCAAGACCCGCATGGCCGCCAACCATTGTGAAACGCTTGCTGCCATTCAGGCTAATCAGGCGGCGATCATTGGTTACATGACTCAGGAAAAGATCAGTGGGCTGGAACGCGAGAACGCTGCGCTTGCGATGCAGCTGTCTCAGAATGCTCAGACCCGTGCTATCATTGAAGCACTGTCTAAGACTTCTACTACCACGCCTGCTGCCTAGTAGTTAAAGCATAGCTTGATAGTTTGGGGGAGCTACGGTTCCCCCTTTCTTATAAGGACTAAACATGTTTGGTGTTCCTTCAATCGAAGAACGTATTAAGAAAGCTCAACATAATGTTGACGTATATAAAAGTGAGCTTGATAGAGCGGTTCATAATGTTGAACGCTATCAAGTTTGCTTGAATAAAGCCATGTCTCGGGTAGGGGAGCTTTCCCTGCTGAAAGACGTGCGGGATGGCAAGCTCCTCGTACTCGATCTTGAGAGTATGGAACCTGCCCGCATCGCATTCCTCTAAGGGAGGTACGTATGGCCTGTGGTGGTAAGAAAAAGAAGAAAAAGGGACGCTAGGTCTTGACAACGGAACTATGTTCCTTCAAGTTTTTCTTTCAGAAAACACTTGACAACTTTTCGTTAATGATTATCTTATAATCAAGAGCGACAGTTGCGTGGACTGGCTGTACTCTGGGAGTGACCCACTGGTTGCATACACACGCAGAAACCCCTTGCAGGAAAGATCAAGAACTGCAGGGGGTTTTCTATTAGAGGAGTTACGATGTCGAAACTTACTGCTCTCGCAGAATACGTCCATACGTGGGCACCTATAGCCACGCAGCTATTAGCTTCTGACAATGACGCTGTTAAAATGTACGGTGTTAAGATTCAGCAAGAAGTGGACGTTAAGAAACGTCAGCTTGAAGCAGAACTTGGAGAAGCTAAAGCTATTCTAGGTATGACTCTAGCAACACAACCTAGTCAACAGAAAGAAGTCAGTAACCCTGAACTAGTAGAGCATTCGACTATTCATGGTTGTACAGAAACACAAGTTAAAACAGAATGCATTATCGAACTGTAGATACAAAGAAACCCCCTTTGGGCCTTCGGGCTCTTAGGGGGTTTTCTTTTGCCTAATTTTTATCTTCAGGCACATCAGCAAGAAGCTGTTTTATTTCTTGTACGCGTGAAACATTGACACCATTCTTGAGGGACATGATCTCAGCAAACTTCTTGAAACCAAAGGCGGACGACACACAGATACCAAATGCTATCTGATACCAATCAGGCATAGTAGCAAAGGTTTCAAACCCATGTGTTACCCAGTCTGCTGTCCACGGACACCAAGCAAGAATAAGTGGCATAGAGATAACTACTGTCCAGAACTCGTCCTTCCATCCAGAGTTGTCGAGGGAGTCTTTCTCCCACGCAATATCTCCCACCACCCCAGACTTGTAGAGATCAATCTTAGCAGCAGCTCTCGCTTTAGCTACTTCGATCTTACTCTGCAACTCTACCTCTTTGAGTTTTTGCCTACTCGTGAACCATCCCACAACACCGGAAACAAGTGCTTCAACAGGCTTAGCGATTATGTCTAGCATAGTTAATCCCTATAGTCAAGACCTGACTGCTTAGCCACACGAGTAAGTTCCTTCATCAAAAATTCTCTGCGCTTCTGCAGCTTTTCCTTTTCTTCGTAGAACTTAGTACCCGTAGACTTGTTGTTCTTTTCATTCAACTTCTCAAGCTTGCGTACACTATTCAAGCGAGCATTGATAGAATCATATCTACCCTTGAGCTGCTGAATAGTTCTGTTCTTGTTTCTAATCTCAGTACGTTCATCAGGAGAAAGAGTTGTATCTTTCTGTGCAAGCTCAAGTTCATTCAAGCCAGTCTGCATCTTATTCCGAATCTTGCTGTACTCATTAAGTGTATCACCATAGCCAACCTTACCGAAGAAAGAGTTAGCAATAGGTACGTTCTTCAATTCAATAGGAGCACCAGTAACAGGAGAGGTCAACATGCCAAGAGCTTGTGTGACCACTCTACCAAGACCACCCATGTACGATTCAGTAAGATGCTGGATGGTTTCAGGAGACACATCAATCCAACCCTTCTCAACCTTAGACCCGAATGTCCAAGAGTTCAGTGTCTCTGCCACAGCACGACACCACATAGGATTAGTACCCCAGTACTTCTGACTGTCCGGTACTTCACCCTTAAAGCTGTGTGTGCTTTCAGGCATAAGAGCATAACCAAAGCTGTTCTGGTTGGCTACTACTTCACCGATAGGACGGAAGATAGTAGGCAAGAAGTTCAACATGGAAGCTCCACCAGTAGGATTGAAGTTATCAAATGAAGCACCAAAGATTTTAGCAGCAGCAGAGGAAGGCTTGGTGCGTCCGCTGATTACACCTTCCATTGCATTTGCAGCTACCCAAAAGATATTATAACCATAAGGCAAGGGGATCTTTACATAGCCACCATCACCAAAAGGTGCAGGTATAATAAAGTTACTGTCCTTGATATAGTCAGGAATTTTATCATACTTACTTACACCATCGTCATCGTCACCCATAAGCCACCTACACAGTAGTGCGTGTGGAATACCACAAGCTACTGAATAAGCCATGAAAGCAGCGGTTCTCTTTGCGTTGTTTGCAAAGCTATCTCCACGCCTCCAGAGGTTACGCAAGATACGCACGTTACCACCGATGTTAGCAGAAGAGAATGCCCACAGACTGTTGAAAAGAGGAGCCCACGAACCCTTACGAGTAAAGTTAACTGTGATCTCCAGAGCTTCGTTAGCTGCACGTTGATGTGCAGTATCCATCATCTCTTGCATCTGTTGAGCAGACCAACCATTACGCTTAGCTTCCTGAGCAATATGATTGTCAAACTCTTGTGTCAGAGCAACGAACACAGAGAACCGAGTGGCATTTTCAGATACGTCAGAGATAGTATCCAGATACTTAAGAGCACCGTCAAGAGTCTTACGAAGGTTACCCTTCTGCTTTGACAGTTCACGTACATCCTTGTACATAGTCTTGTAGTCGTTAGCAAGGAACATACGAGTATGCCCACCAAAGTCTACAAAGTTCTTGTACATTTCCTTAAGGTATGCTGCATCCTTACCAGTGTATTCCTTACCGTTCATTTCTGACCAGAGGAACTTAACCATGCGGAAAGAGGTAGCATCCTTAATGATACGCTGACGAATGTTGTTCTCTTTGCCAAGCAAGTTGTTTGCCTGCGCCTCAGAGATTACATTACCTACGTTAAAGATAGCAGTCTGAATATCACGAGGATAGTTCTTGATAGCGAACACAGGGTTATACGTAGTTAACAAAGCAGAGAACTTCTGAGTCATCTTACGAATGAAGTTAATGACTGCACCTGTTTCAACAGTGTTCTCGTTACGCAAAGCAGCAGCAAGAGCTACGTCCTTAATAGCAATACGAACACGGTTACCCTTGTCATCAATCACGTTGATGAACTTGTGTCCTTCACCCTCAAGACCATGTGACTTCCTCACATAGTAAAGAGTACCATCCCCCTTCTCAGACATACGGAAGTATGGCTGTCCCTTCTCATTCTTATCCGTAGCGATTTCCCACAGGTCTTCGTTAGGAACTTCTCGAACGAGGTTAAGCAGACGACGAGACACATCGTTCTTCTCACCGATGTTTACAGTATCCATGATCTGCAACATCAAGTGTGTAGAAGGACTTTCTGCAAGACCTTCCCGCCCCTTCGCCTTCTTCAACAACTCCCGACCACCAACAGAAATACCAGCCTTTGATCTCTTGTGTGCGTAGTCAGGATCAAGATCGTCAACGAACTCTTCCCAGTTCTTTAACGGGACGTAGTGCTTATAGGTAGCACGGAGCTTATCAGTAAGAGTCTTAGGTACAATACGATACTTATCCAGCATGTCCAGATGGTATCTACCAAGTTGGTCAAACTGTGCAGCAATCTCATTCATACCCGGCACATCAGAGTACTTGTCAATGATAGCCTGTGCCTGCTGGTCAGAAAGACCAGAAGGAGACTCTAACGTATTCTTACCACGATACCGTCTGTTGACTTCAGCGTTACGTTCCAACGCATGTCGAGCCAGAAGGAACTCATCAAGGGCAGACCAAGTAGCATTCACTCTGTCCTGCTCAGTAACCTTACGACCAGCCTTACGCAGGTCATCAAGAGCTTCCTTTACAGCAGGAATATCAAGTTTACCAATCTGTTCACAAAGCGGTGCAATCCGCTGATTCATAATATCAGTGCGAATGCTGTTAATTCTATTCACCATACCAGTCATATGACGGTAGATGTTTGTAGCAGGAGCGATAACATTCTTACCAATCGTATCCTTAATGTACCTTTGCACAATCTGAATACGACGGTACTTGTCATACATGCCTTCTACAAATCTTTCAAACCCAGTATGCGGAATGATCTTACCATCCATACCCACAGACTTACCAGTGTTCTTGATCTTAACCATACGGTCAGTCCATGTCTGCTGGTTCATCTGTGCACGCTTCCATTCTTCAAGATAGAGAGGAGGCATATCAGTGTAGGTAGTATCTTCATCCACCATGAAGCGAACTTCAGGAGAACTGTACGCAGGAGTAGTATGACTGATGTTATCACCTTCAAACAAACAATAGCTCTGGGCATTGTTATAGTTAAAGGTAGTACCAGCCACACCCAAGTCTCTCAGCATACTAGAGATCTGCTTAGTGTTGTTAGACTGAGACACAAGGTATTCGTATACATCCTGTCCAGTCACACGTTCAAGATAACCCTTGTTCTTCATAAACTGAGTAAGTTCATTCTTGTCAAGGAAGACACCGATGTCTTTACCCAAGAACTGGATATGCATACCATCCTGTGCAGGAATCTGCTGAGGAGGCATCTGCTTAAACAAACGATTAAGATGTTCTGCAACATACCTTTGTTCAGACAAAGGACGTTCCCAGTTCATGAACTGCTCAAAGGAAGGAGCGTAGTTCTTATACACCTGTCCGGGAAGACCAGACTGCTTATTGTTGAATCTCTTGTAGTAGTCAGCAAGCTTCGCAGGATTAGAGAAGTAAGTTCCCCAACCATACGGAGCAGAGAAATCATCTGCACCTACAAGGTCAACACGTTCGTACTGAGGAGCAACATCATTCAGAGCTGTGCTCATGTACGTAGCACGACCCCAGATAGTATAATTAGAAGAAACACCTTGAGGCTTGTTGCTAGCAAGGTTCTGTGCAGAAGCAGCAAGGACATCCTTAACATCAGCTTCAGTAACATAACCGTCTACACCAAACAACTTCTGATACAACTTACGAATAAACTTGTACAAGTCACGAATGACAGGAAGGCGTTCAAGCAAAGACTTAGGAGACTCACGCTCAGCTATCCAAGCAATGAACTCTTCTGTACGAACAAGGTCATTAGCGTTCTCGTATGCAGGACGCTGACGTTCAAACTCTTTCCACAGAGGAGTACCATAAGCGTCACGATAGACAGCAGCCATGAACCCAGTAAACTGACGAGGAGTCATAATAGCACGCAGACCATAGTGAGCAACACCTTCGTGCATAAGCAGACGTACTGCCTGTGCCTTGGACTTTACTCGGTCAGCAAACACATAGATCTTCCCATCACAATATACTGCCTGCGGGATAGCTTTCTTATCTGTATTCTTAAAGGACAGATTAACCAAAGCATCATGCACAGCAGTAGGTACATTACTGTCAGTAACAGAAGAACAAATAGATACAACATCCTTTAGTCCGGGAAGCTGAGTCAATGTGTTCTTCATCCAGTCATATACTTGCTGAGTAGCTTCAGCAGCAAGCTGGAAGTCTACTTCTTTTTCCTGCTGGGTGTACCGTTCAAAGGACTGGCGCTGTGTTTCAATGTTGTTACGAATCTGCTTAGACCGCTGCTCTTGCTTGTACATACGCTTGAGTTGTTCAGCTTCAAGATCCCGACGAGCTTGAGAAGTCTCTTGAGGAATAGCTTGACGCTCAGGGATGTTACCATCCAAAGCATTGTCATAACTAGCCTTATCTTGAGCTACCTTAAGCTGTGCTTGATATGCAGGAGAAGCTTCATATGCACGCTGCTGTTGTTCAGCAATCATGTTCCGCATGTACTGGTCAGCAGCAATCCTATCAAGATCAACCTGATTGTTCAGAGCAGCAGCTTGTTCAAGAGCAACATTCTGCTGAAGAGCACCGTACCTTTGTGAGAAAGCATCAGCACTAGGCAGAGCAGCCTGCTGGTTAGATGTGCCCATCTGTGCAGCTTGCCAGTCAGCAAAGTCTGCATCCCACGTATAGTTAGGATCATTGGTCAGCTTAGCTGTACTACGCAGAGCACGTGCATTCTTAAGCAGAGCATCAATACGTTCCTGTGTTTCCTTATCTGAAAGATCCTTCAATTGCTTACGCAAGTCAAGTTCAAAAGGAACAGCAGGGTCAAGTCTGTCTGCCTTAGCAAACAAAGCATCCATGTTCGTCTGAATCTCAGACAAGTCCTGTGAACGTGCAGCAGAGCGAGCAAGGTTGACAGCAGACTTTCTAACTTCTGCCTTCAATCTATTTGTCTGTGCAAGCTCTTTGTCAATACGAGCAAGCTCACTTGTAACAAACTCATACTGACGATCATTATACGGAATAGCATTCTGCAGCAGGAGTTCAAGGAATACATTGTATTCACCCTTACGTGCCTGCAACTTAGACATATGCTCATCAGCACGATTGAGCTTACGTTGTACGTACTGCTGAGTATCTTGAATGCTATTTATAATCTCAGTGTACTTGACTGGATCTTTCTTAAACAGAGCTTCCTGATACCTACGGTCATCAACAATCTGTTCAGCCGTAAGGTTGGTATCGTAGCCAAGATTCTTAAAGCGTTCTGTTACAGTTTCACGGAAAGCCTTACGAGCCTTCTTGTCAGACTCAGAGAGATCCTTCTCAAACTGTTGCTTACGCTGCTTGATGTCTTCACGCTGTGCTTGAGCAAGACGTGCAAGCTGAGCAGCATACTTCTGCTGGTCACGTTCAAGCTTCTTGACATACGCATCCTTTGCTTCTTGTGTAGCAAGCAGAGCATACTTAGGAGACGTACCTGCACGAGCAGTAGTCAACTCATCCTTTGTCTTACGCAAAGCATTGACAATAGGATTACGAGCACGAGCAAAAGATTCTTCAGAAGCAGCTACAGCTTTCTGTGCCTCTACACGAATAGCATCACGCATGATGCCTTCACCCTTAGAGATCTGAGTGAAGGGATCAATCTTAGTTAGCTCTTCTTCAAACTTAGTCTGAAGTTCAAGAGGCGTCTGGTCTGGGTTAACATACGGAATGTCTGTCTTAGGTGAATGCTTGAACATGTCAACCATAACGCTAGCTCCACCAGAGGCAGAACCAACAAGAGCACCAGCAATACCAGCTTCCATCATACGGTCGAAGTCATCAGCAGTAAGCTGAGCACGTCCGTCCTGAATCATACTGTTTACTGCACCCAACCATTCCTGTGTGTATTCTTCTGCACCTTCACCAATCATGGCCTTGGGTAGAGACAACGCAGAAGCCTTAAGCTTTTCCTTAAAGGAACGTTCAACAGAGTCAGGTACTTTAACACCAGTCATCTTACGAAGCAGCTGACTTTCACCACCAAGCAGTGTAACAGCAGACTGCAAGATACCAGTACCAATATCCATGCCGGGGTTAGAAGTAAGTAGCCCTCCCTCAGCATAGTTACCAGAGTAGTTCTCACCAGTGTTCAGTACAAACTCAGGAGCCATTGCACCAATCTGTGCACCAACAGTAGCGGTCACAGCTTTAGTAGCAGCAGCACGAGCCTCAGCTTCAGCAACACCAGAAGCTACAAGCTGAGCAGTCTTCTTTTCAATAGCACCAGACAAAGCACCAGCAAGTACTCTCTTACCCGCAGCAGCACCTACGCCACCACTAGCCAGAGACATACCTACATTCAACGTCTGTTCACCAAGAAGACTAGCAAAATAATCACCAAACTTCTGAATGCTGTCTACGTCTTTGTAAGATTCAACAGCAGCTTTCAGTTCAGGAGCTTGTGCTTCTTCTTGCTTCTGCTGTGCATAGAACATCAAGTCACCAGCAGTCTGTTCATGGCCCATAAGGTCAGCAAGAGCAGCACCACCAGCAGCAACAAGAGCTTGTGTCTGAGGAATAGAACGAAGGAAACCCTTTACATATTCACCATGTTCTGGCTTCGGTTCTTGATACTCAAACGGTTGAGAGTAACCACCATAAGCAGGCATCTCCTGCTCAAAGGAAGAGAACGTAGGCTGAGCACTTACGGCAGGAGCTGCCCTTCTCGGTGCACCACTACCTACAGAAACACTAGTCGTAAACTGCTGACGTGGGTACGCAGCCTGCTGAGCAAGAACGTCTTGCAATGGCCCCTGCTCAGTAAGACCGGGAACCATCACAACACTATAGGGCTGTACACCAGAAGAGATAGGTGCAGCCTGTGCAGCAGCATACGCTTGTGCTGCAGAAACATCCGTATTCAAAACACCATCCAGTGCCATAACTAGAATACCTTTCTTTGGCCCATATTTCGATTCTAAGGGCCTTTAATTAGTTAACGTATAAAACCATAAGCACGAGCTTGTTCAAGAACTCTAGCCTGCCTTGCAGCCTCAGCAGCGGCAGCTGTCTGTGCCTGCTGATCTACGGAGAGTTGAACAGCACCAAGCTGCTGGCCACCAAAGTTGAAGCCAAAGTTATTGTAAGGATTACCCTGAACACCAGAGAGACCAGTATTGAAAGTAAGAGCAGGAACACCAGCAGGCATACCCATAGCTTGGTCAAACATACCTTGCGTATTCTGTGCAGTAGGAGAGTTACCGTACACTACTTGTTCATTGAACACATAAGGAATCGTAGCACGAGGGCCAAGATTACCTTGAAGAGAAGTCATACCAGTGTATGTATTCAGAGCAGCAGTCTCTTGTTCAGGAGTCATCTGAGGCAGGATAAGATTGTTCGTAGCAGAGTCAATCGTAGGAGCCTTACCAGTAGCAACGCTTACAGCTTGAGCCCACTTAGATCTATCAAGCTTCTCAATGTTCTCCATCTGAGCAGCACGTAGACGAGTATCAGCTTCAAGTTCAGCCTTGTACCTATCAGCACCAGCTTTAATACCAGCAGCTCCAAGAGTAGCATTAGCTCCCATAGAGGCAGCACCAAGCTGTGCGTTAGCACCGATGCCTGCAACATCAACAGCCTTCTTGTAGTCAAAGCCCTTCTCTTCACGCATCTTAGTCATTTCATAAGCGCGCTGTTGAGCAGTCTGCTGAGCTGCAACATTAGCTGCATAGGTCTGGTCAATTGTGTTACCAAGCTGCATCAACTTAGCAACACCATCCATACCCATAAGAGGCTGCTGTCTACCTACTTCCTTACCATCTTTATCGATGATGATAACTTCCTTAGTCGTAGGGTCAACAGTAACCTTACCATCAAAGTCACGGTATACAGTGTCTCTCAGTACGTTAGCAGTACCAGTAGGGTCACCGATAAGAATACGTTCACGGTTGTTAAGAATAGACTTCTTTGCAGACCGTGCTTGTTCATTAGCCTGATTCAAATATTCAGCAGCAGCTTCTTGTTCCTTAAGCTGTGCATCAAAGAGCTTACGTTCAGCAAGGAAGCGATCGTTGGTTTCTTTTTCCTTACGTTCGCTTTCCCACATCTGACGACCAGCATGTAGTGCAAGTCCGATAGAAGGCATTACACATTACCTCCAGTGAGATATTGCAGACCACGAGCAGCACCAGCCCAACTGTTCTGTGCCTGTTGATTATACATACCAGCAAGGTTAGCAGAACTACCACCAGCACTACCAAGACCAGAGAGAATAGAAGAACTGTTCACTGAAGGAGTAGCCTGATACGTTTGCAAAGAAGCACCCTTACGATAGTTAAGTGCCTGTGACTGACGAGACAGAGCAAGATCTTCAGCCTGACGAGAAGCCTGAGTTCTACCCATAGCTTCAGACAGTGCCTGCTGAGAACCCATGCGGTTCATATAGTTAGAGAAGGCACCAGAGTTAGCGTTGATACCAGCCATGCCCATAGCACGGGTATCCTGCTCACGCTGCTGTGCATAACCCGCAGCTACGTCAGCAGTAGCTTGATTCATAAGCCTGTCACGAATGACATCTTCACCTTCAGTGAGCTTACGAATAACAGACTTCTCAGTATCTCTATAAAGAGGATCAAGTTCTCGCTGTTGCTGGATGTCAGCAAGACCTCTGTCTACTGCGTACTGTGCTTGTGCTTGACCTAGAGGTCTAAGCGTTTGAAGATCTTCCATACTATACTGAATATTCAAATCTTCAAGAGGCCAGTACTTTTCTTTCTGTCTCTGCCAAGCTTCGGAAGCGTACTCGTCCTGTTTCTCGATAGAGCCAAACGCAAGGTCAGCATACTTTGACGCTTGGTTTGCTGATTTAATGCCGGAGTAAATGTCGTACCCGGTAGCTGCAAGATTACCTACAGTACCAAGAGCACTCCATGTATCACCCCAAGACCAGTTATCAAAAAGTCCCATTGTTTATTTTCCTTGTATGTTTGGCTTACCAGCCACCATCATCGCCACCATCGTTCTGACCTTCTGCACCACCACCGGTACCATCGCCAGCTTGTCCTTCGCCAGTGCCTTGGCTATCAGAGCCACCATTGGGGCCACCATTGTTATCTCCGTCGCCACCACTGCCTCCGCCGCCGTCGTTGCCAAAACCACCACCGTTACCGTCTCCGCCACTACCACCGGAATCGCCATCATTACCGGTAGAGCCGTTGTCACCAGAGTCGTTACCGGCATCATTACCTTCGTTAGCACCACCTTCACCAGTAGTACCAGAGTCAGTACCTTCACTTGTACCACCAGTAGCTGTGCCACCAGCAGTATCAGATTCAGCAGCAGACGTAGAAGCAGCTGTATCAGCAGCAGTACTAGAACTTACACCGCCAATACCAGAAAGACCAGAATCATTTACACTACCAAAGCCACCAATACCACCGAAGTTACCTTGGGTTGCACCGTGTGACATAGCACCGCCACCTATGGCACCACCAACACCTGTACCAAAACCACCTTGGTCAGTACCAATACCACCGAAGGAACCAGTACTTGCAAAGCCTCCCTTGCTGTCTCCACCAAAGGAACCAGTATCCATACCAAGATCGCCAAGGCTAGCCATAGCACCAGCATAAGCAGAAGCAACAGGGCCAACCATATCTCTACCCCAAGAAGAAGTAGGATTAGCCATACCGATAGAGTTGTTTACAGCAGCGGTTGCGTTAGCTACAGCATTAGGACTCAAAGACTTAGAACCAGCAATAGCATCATTGATAGCCTGAGCAAGAGACATGTCGTTGATTGTAGCCATGTCCATGTTATGTGTAGCAATGTTGTTAGCGTAAGCTGCACCGATCTGACGACCAGTAATCTGACCAAAGGTATCTTCCATGACATCACGTGTAGGTTCTTCTGCACGTGCGTCGAAGGCATCAGCAAGCAAACCACCAATCGTGGGGCCTACAAGTCCACCAATCATTCCACCAATAGGGCCACCAAGTAAACCACCCAGTGCACCAAAGGCCATAGAACCCATCGTTGTACCTGTAGTCATACCAAGAGAAGCAGCACCAACCTGACCGACAGTACCAGCAAGACCACCGGGAATACCAGATAAACCAAAATTCAAAGCAGCATTAACAGGTGCATTCAAACCAAGAGCAAGTCCAGTCTTAGTAGCAGCATCCAATCCCATCTGACCAAAGCCAGACATAGCCGCATCCATAGCTTGCTTGTCAGTAAAGCTATGCCCCTTGTTGGAGGTACCAGCATCATTACCCTTGCTAGAAGAACCACCTACAGTACCACCACCAAAACCATCTCGTCCGTCACCACCAGTAAACTCTTTACCTAGAGTAGTACCTTTGTTAGCCTTCTCCTTATCAGAAGAAGACTGCTGGTTAGAGAAACGGTTTTGATTATCATACCATTTGTTACGACTAGAGTTACCTTGATTACTGCTACCACCTATACCGTAGTTACCTAGCACCGTCTGATAGATAGGCAACATTGTAGTGTACGTAGGGAAGTATCCGTAGTTGTTCATTTACTTCCACCTCCCAATAGCTATGCACATAACTATGTAGTTTGCTGTAGCGGTAATGCTGCCTGTTTCTCGTACACCTATGTGAGCAAAGGTTTTATCCCTAGACCAAACCCAAGAATGCACTACAGAACCTGCACCGTTTCCTGTAACATCAGATACTACAGTGTACTCTGTATCGATAAACTCTATAGGCCAGTATGCGTTTATGCCTGCTATTCCTGAAGGTAGTAAATTTTGTACTCCTTGAATAAGTACACCATCTGGTAGTTTCACATACCAAGCATTATCTGTTTTACCAGTGATAACACCTTCTTTATCAACACGTGTATTAAGTGCATCAATCTGATTCTGAAGAGAAGTCAAAGCATTATTAATAGACATGTTAAACGAATAGGCATTCCAGTCATCTGTGTAAGGAACATCAAGTAACTGTACTTTGTTTTGTTGTGCCATTTACTTCTGTTCTCCTTCCACAAGTTCACCCATAGATGAAGCAAGAATGACTGAGTGTACGTGTGAGTTAGACTTGAGTTCAATTTCTACAGTTTCACCTCTAAAACCAGAGGGAAGTCTAAAAGGCTTAGAGTCTACTATATTCTTGGTAAACCTTAGCTTACCATCTACATAGTAGTTGAACACTGTCTTGTCATAAAGTTCTATAGTATTTGTTTTACACCAACCATTCACAGGTTGTTTGTTTACATATACCATGCCAAGAGCTGAACCAGCTAGTCTACCTTCCCAAACAGGAGGTTCAGGTTTCAAGTTAGACAACTTAGTAAAGTTTACTTGTGCACAACTTAAAGTAAACAAACCTTGTGGACTTACATTAACCTTAGACCGCCAACGGAAAGACTTATTGATACGACTATCAGTACCAAAAGAGTTAAGACTATATTGCGTCTTGTTCTCTAATGGATAGCATACATACAGTTGTGATTGTTCTACATCATTATATACAATCTTAGTTAGTTGTGATGTGTAGACCATACCTGATGATACAATACTATTATATACTGTACTATACGTATAACTATCCAAGTCAAACAAAAAGCCAGCTGCTTTCTCAGTAGGATTCGTAAAGAATCCATAGTAAGTATTATTTAGAAAAGCTGCTTGCAAAGATTCAGGATGCAGAGGAAGCCATTCGTCTTGTGTAATAATCTTCTCAGTAATGAAGGTAGGACTTGCACTGTTGATAAGAACAAGACCATTAGTACTTGCAAAGATTACACCATTACGAGTTGATACAATAGAGCCAGCAGACACACAAGGACAGTTTTCTTGGATAGCTCTTGTTGTAGGTTTAGTTGGGTCTGTTACTGTAATAAGTACAGGAGCAGCTTCGGTGCAAACAACAATTGTATTACCAAAAGAACCAAGACCTACGATAGGATAGTCAATCGTTACTGTATGCTCATAAGGCCAAGCATGAGGAGCATTCCAGTCAGATACATATACAGTAGAATCTTTATACGCTGCGAACAAACCATTCTGCAAAGAGACAAGACCTTTAAGCCCACCTACTGGGGGATCCCAGTAAATAGAAGGACAAGCCTCACCTAGAGAAGTGTTTGGCTTAGAGTCAGAATACTTATAGTAAGTACCGTCAGCTATCCAAACAGCAGCAGGATTATTCGTAACCCTATTTGGGTTAATATCAAACTGGTCTACATAACTATACAATGCTTGACCAGCAGAAGTAACTTCAGACCTGTAGATATAGACCTTATTGATGCCAACATTAGCCCCATTAGCATATAATAATGGGTCAATTATAGACATATCTACAACTTGACCGGGACGAACATCTACAGTATAACGTGACCTATCAGAACTATTCTTAAGAGGCCCACTAGATTTACCTACATCTATAGTACCATCTGCCCACTGTCTAACGTAACAATAGACATATGACCTAGACTCAATGTCACCAGAACCTGTACCACCAGATATCCAGATATCAGACTGTCCCGGTTCAGGAATAGCTACAGCATAAGCTTTACTTTCTAAACCGTTTATATAGTCTCTATCTTCAAGAAGAGAACTATCTGTTACTAAGAACCCTGTCCCGTCATTTACCATTACATAAATGCGATTATTTTCGTCATTGTACACAGGGCCTTTAACTACATTCACACTCTTAGCCCAACCTAGCCAGTTATACTTCTTATTCTTCCATTTGTATCTGTATATAGACTGGGTATGACTAGGAATGTATTTGATAATAGTATCAGCATAGTGAGGTCGAAGCTCTCCACTCCACAGCTTAACGTCGAGAGCTTCCTGTGCAAGAGTAGCGGGTAGAAGCCGTGGAGCTATACGAGGAGCAATCCCGCTAAACTGTTGGAATGTTAGTTTCATATGAGCTCCTAAGCTATAGTCTTAGCAAGCTTTTGATTTGCAAGCACGTCTGCTTCTGTATAAGAATCAATCAAAGCAATAAGATCTTGTGTTGAATTACTCAACAGCACATCTCGCTTTTCACGCAAGTACTTCTTACGTTCCTCATACTTAGCCAGCTTTTCTACATCAGTAGCATCTGGTTCTTGTTGGTTACTTTGAGCTACGATAATAGAAGCCAGAGGGCGATTTTGCAACTTGTCCAAATAATCCATGTAACTATCAAACAACTCTTTGTTAATCTGCCAAGTAGTCTTGGGAATATTAACTGTGGGCTTAGGCGTATCAATCATATCACCAATCTGAAGCCACGGAGAGTCGTCTATATTTACACAGGTAGGGGTGTCAGGAACAAGAATATCACGTACAATGATATTGTTAATCTGTCCTTCACCGATAAGAGTAGCATATCTATACATTACAATGCCCACGTACTGATTATAAGAACACATCCAACTTGACCTGCTCCAGCATTAGCAGGATGCGTATAGGAGTCATTAGTCCAACCGGGCGTAGCCCACTCCGCAGGTTCCATTAAGCTTCCTAGTGCACCGGCACCACCGCCACCGGCAATGTAGCCACCATATGCTGAACAAGCACCACCACCCGGAGCGTCACCAACAGAACTATTACCTTGACACTGACTCGTCGGATAGCCAGCACCACCAGAACAGTTAACACCTTCACCTGCTCTGCCGGGGTCACAGTAGATAGTCTTTCCACCAGCACCGCCATTCTGCAAATTACCAGAACCACCAGTGCCGCCAACGGCATTTAAACCACCGTGCCCATCTTTTCCGCCACCGCCACCGCCACCAGCAGATACGCTTACAGGGCCACCTGTTACAGAGGTACTTCCTCCAGCAATACCAGCCATAGAGCTAGCAGTTTGTGCAGCACCACCAGCACCTACTGTACAAGTAAGTGCAGTACCGGCATTAATAGTTCCTTGCCATCTTGATATGCCACCAGAACCACCGCCAGCACCGGAATAAGTATAAGTAACAAACATAGGCGGGTTACTAGAGTCAAACCTAGAATAACCTGTACCGCCAGAACCACCACCACCGATTGCAACAACATCATATGTTCCAGTATAAGGAACGTTATAAGTTGTAGATGAACGATAGGCTTGCCATACAGCAGGATAGGAAGTTACAAACCCAGTAGTCTTACTTGTGAACTTAGTCATATCCTCAGCATCAAGCTGCCCACCTTCAACAAACCAGTTGTCAATACGGCAGTGATACTCAGTATTGTGGGCAAGTGTATTAGCAGGGATTACACATGTAGTAGCATCTATGCCTGTTTCTTTAGTAAAGACTACAGCATTATCAGACTTACGATAAATAACTACACGAGTATATGAAGGAACGTTAGAACCAACACGAGGAGCATTTGTCCAAGTATAAGTCTGAGCAGACTCAACAGGAATTTGAGTCTGACCTTGAACAGGATACGTTTGGTTAGGTTGACCAGTATACTTATGCATGATAGTTCTTATAACCACACCATCTGTATCTCGTGCCCAACCAGTTATAGTACCGTGCACGTCAACGAACAGTTTGTATACTCCATTCCATGATAAAGTATTAGCAGGAATGTTGTAAGAAGAATTGTATGCAACTTCTCCACTAGTCCATATAGGCTGCTGTGAAGAAGGATCAGCAGTTACACCAGAGTAGGCACTAATCTTCATCTTATCTACAGTCTGTCCAGTTACTGCACCAAGAGCAATTGTCGTTGGAATAACAACAGAAGGATCAAGTACAGAGTTAGCAGCAGGTGAAGTAATCGTAGCTGCATCAAGAGATGCAGTCTGTCCATTTACCTGCAACAAAGGAGAAGACCATGCCGAGTAATACTTCTTATTTGTGGATGTGTCAGTCCAGTAGTTACGAATACGTGCGTAGTTAGTAGCAGCAGGGTTATCAAAAATCCACCAAATGCTACCATTTAAAGCTACGCTTGTAGCTGTTCCAGATATATTAGAAGAGCGTTTTATATAACCAAAATTAGGATCATTGGACGTATTAACTTCTATTCCGGACACTGTATATGTAGGGCTAGAGGTTCCTTGAGTCCATGTAACATTAAACGTGTCGTCTTTTGTAATAGTCTGACCCTGTTCAGTAGTCCATACAGGAGCAGTAAAGGTGACTACCGTAGAAAACTCTACATCTTGCAGACAAGTAACACGAAGAGTATCTAAGTCATACTCACCATTATCAGCCCAGTACGTATGAATCTTAAGGTTCTCGTTCCACGGTACATCTACTGTAACAGAACGTCCTGTAGTCCAGTTAGACGTTTCATCTTTTGTCAACCAACCGTGCTTAAACAGTGTACCATCAGCATAGTTGATGTCATATACAAACACATTAGGCCAGATAAAAGAAGGCTCTCCGGGACGAGGAGCAGCAAAGGTAAACGTAAGATGAGGACTTGTACCAGACGTTACGTTAACAGCGGTATCATTAGCCCACCTGTATTGAACAGTTGTGCTAAAATTCTTAGACGAAGCACCACCCAAGAAGTCATATGCTTCAAGAGTAAAAGTAGAAGCACCTGAAAAAGCTGCACGTTCTGCATCTACGGGATAACCAGCAGGTACCTTCCATGTGATAGTTACAGCTTCATTAGCAGCGATGTTGTTCGTCTTAGAGAATGAACAGTTTACAGCATTCTTGATGCGATACTTAACTTCATCACCATCGGCATCAGTAACACCAGAGAAGTGAACAGTAGAAGTAGCATATCGAGAAGCAGTAGTAGGTACATCATGGACAAGTTTAGAGATGTCCGGTGGGTTGTTAGCAATGATGTTAACATTCAGAGTACCGTACCGAGATAAGTTACCAGACGCAGTCTCAGCATACGTAGTAACTATAATAACGTCACCAACATCACCAGTGAAAGATACATCACCAGTAGCCGTAGCATTCGTTGTAGTAGGCGTAGTTACAGGCACACGGATGAATGCCTCTTCACCAGTCTGGTTACCTACATAATAGAAGGCAACAATAGGATCTTCAAAGCCACCCATCACTGACGCAGTAAACGTATAAGGATACGTTGTACCAGAACGTACAGAAGTAGTACCAGTAACAACAGGAGTTTCAACAATTGTAGTGTTGAACTGGTGAATAGCATCAACTGTACGACGAGGCGTCATATTAGTCGTGTTGTCTGTACCTTCAATAGCTTGCTGATACGTAGACAGCTTAGATACACCCAATTCTTCTGTAGTAGCAATCGTACTAAAGAAAGACTGGAGAGCACCAGCAGTGATACGCATTTCTACACGAGTATTTACAGGCCAATTTTGTGCAGTAGTGCCTTCCTGCGCACGCCTAATCTTAAAGCCTTGTCTACCTTCTGGATTGTATACATCAAAAGCTTCTACAATCTCTAAGGTATCATCACCAACAAGTGTAAGCTTAAACGTATCACCTGAATCAGGTGTAATAACAGGAAACACAGAAGCATCTGCTACATAAAGCACCTCTTGTGCATCTGTCATTTTATAGGTAAGCGTAGAAGCAGCATTGTTTTTAAAGAGAATAGCCATATGTTACTCCTACAGCTTCATGATAAACGCCAAGGCGTAGTAAGGAGGACGAACATCAATAGCACTAGCCGCCGCTGTGTGTGCGTGACCGTTATCAGTAACACCGTGGTAGTGAGGCTGGTTGCCACCAGTACCATTAATAGACAAAGAGGCAGAAAATTCTTTCAGCGGCTTTCTTATAGGAGAAGGTGACCAGCTTGTCGAGCCAAACAAGTCGTCAGCAAGCCATTCACCTGCGCTACTACTTTGTATGGAGTCTTGAACCTGTATACTAGCATCACTGCCAACACTTCCACTATGTGTATGCCAAGGCATCTGAGCTTCTGTAATAGCAGTACCTGCAACATTAATACCTGTACCTGCAGCATTAGTCCATACAGAAGGCGTCTGTGTCCAGTTACCACCAGTATTACCTACGCCATAACTTTGTCCAGCCCCAACTATAAACCTATCTTTAAGATTAGGTGTACCGTTGTTACCGTCACACAAAGCCCACCCAGAAGGAACAGCATTAGTAGCACCAGACCACATCGTGATGATTCCACGTGGAAGTTGTGTAGCAGCAAGAATGTCTGTAGTAAGCTGTGAAGCTATCTCCCCAATAGATCCTGCAGTAAGACGAAGTTCTACGACAGAACCTTCAGGAAAAGCCCTAGCAGGTGTATTCTCTTGAGCTCTGTTAACCGTAAATGTGTCTACATTCCTAGATGTAACACCCATAATCTCCAGATTACCTTGTACATCTACAACAGTAATCATGAAGAAGTTGCCATCTGTCAGTTCAGGGAACAAAGATCCCCCACCCGGAGAGACAACAATCTGCGTATCACCTACTGTCACGGCACTAAACAGTGTGGTCGACGCATTGTTTGAAAATTTGATTTTCATTTATCGAACATCCTTCTGGAGGAAACGTAAGATTAGGCCCATACACAGGGCAGTCACAATTACAGTCGTCAAGCTTGATAGCGTCTCCGACCTTGATTATGACATCAACTACAGGCCATTCATGATTAGCTTCTATGACTGTCGCATTCTCAGAGATAACATTAGCCCAAGGTTTAGACTCTGCTATAGCTTCAATCTCAACAGCACCAAGCTGACCAATTACCACAGGAACAATCATATCCGTCCCAGCTTCACAGAACCATGCACGCTGTATGATGTCAGCTTCAGTGTCATCCATATGCGTAATCGCTTCAATAGAAGTAACACCTATCTTACCTACAGTTTGCATAGCCTCCATGTCTGTGACTGCTTCTATTAGAACACCTCTGATAATGATATCAAAAGGAAGTTCATCCATGACAACACGAGATACTATATTAGTTCCTACATCTGTGATAGGAGTAATCTTATCTATATCTCTGTTAATCATGTAAGCATCAGCCCACATAGGAACTTCGTGAGACTGAAGACGAACAGTTGAGCTAGCTAGAAATTCTGCAACTGCGTTAACAGTTACATCAGTTGTCGTAATGACATTACCTTGTGTAAGCAGATCGACAATAACATCTGCATTAACAGCACCAAGCTGAAGGGTGCCTGCGTTTATCAAGGTAGTGTTGACAAGCATCCCGTTAATAGGATTCATGAGTGTCATTGTCTACCTACCTCAAATAACTTTTTACACCGTGGTGCTGTCAGTAATACGAATGCTCGAAGTCTGAGCACGGATGATGAACTGGTCACCAGCATCTACATCACGCGGACGTTCATCAAGCGTCTGAGGATTACGAATAGCACCCCAAGCCAGAACGTTACCGCCAGTAGCTGCATCCATGATAGCAACATGCGTCACACGACCCCAGTTAGAAATAGCAACCGGGAACTCAATAGCGTTCGCATTCTTCACTACACTCGCAGCAGGCGTCGTAAAAGAGTTGTTCTCAGCTTTGATACGAGCATAACCTTCGCCAGTAACTTCATTCTTAACAGGGCTGTTATCAGTCAAACCAGTCGCAGACGTGAACAGAGCCCAGTACTTAGCCGGAGTGTTATAAACGGTACCGTTAAACACATGGGCAAGAATCTTGTCGTCAAGATAAGTACTAAAACCAGACATGTTATTTCCTTTAGAAAATTTTATGTTTAAGAGGGAGCATCGTCTTCGACTGAGCAACCCAAGACTTGTAAGCCTTAGACTTAGCACGAGAGATACCCGCACGGAACTTGCGAATATAATAGTTCACAAGGTTAGGCTTAGACCAAACTCTACCGGATAGACTGTGCAAATAAGCAAGTGCGCCGGAAGCAATGGTCTCAGCCCAGTCCGTATACAGGAACTTAGGAATCTCATCAGCTTCTCGCGTAGGCTTCACAGCAGCAAGCATATGCAAAGCTTCTGGAATGTCTTCCATAGGTACACCTACAAGATGCATCACATTAGGACTTTCCATATAGAAGTACTTAGGATACTTATCCTTACGCAGACGCCAATCAGGAGAGTACGAGTCAAGGTCTTGCCTATTTGTTTTCTCTACTTGAAACTGACGAAGTTGTCCTTCAACAGTGTCACGGATAGTAACAGTGACAGGCATCACAATCGTAGCATCTTTGTCTACGATATTGATACCATACTTAGGTTCATCCTTAACAAGATCTCCACAATAAATCTCTTGCTGCCAAATAAGAGACTTCTCACAAAACTCAATACATGCGTTTCGCAGAGCTTCTTTCACCATAGCCACAGGACAACCATGCACATCAGGACGCACGTACTTGAAGAAGTCTTCCCAAACAGCGTTATTCAAATGATCAATCATTGCTTGGCTGTGCCTCCCCAAGATTCGTAGGTAGCTCATCAATCTTTGGCATAGCAATTACAGAAGCATTATACTCCTGACCCAAAGACTGATAAAAAGACTGAACGCACTGTTGTGCAATCTGCCTGTCGTTTGCAGAAGTACTATCAGTACTGTACGCAAGGTACAGCATATAGTCTACAATAGGGCCACGATAGTTGCCTATAAGTTGCAGATCTTGCTGCATAGCAACATCGTCATCCATTTCTGCAAAAGAAACATATGGTGCAGAGTAAGCCATCTCTACATAGACATCTTTATCTTTTGCTACCGGAGGGTTAACAAGAAACTGCCGAGGAGTCTTACGATCATACACAAATTCGTAGACAACATCAGAAGGAGTAGTTCGTCTCCAGTCAGAGAAATAATCAAGATCTCTACGTTCTACCTGAAACACAGGCTCACCAAACGTAAAGGTGTTATCATCTTCCTTTGTAGCGTTACAATAGATGTCAATGAGAGCATAAGCATCATCAGGAATAGTCTGACGAATACCGGGGTTCAACTTCACTACGTCAGTTTTAACCCATACGTCAGGGCGCATCATGATCAGCTTATTGATAGCATCATCAAGAAACTCAAGGTACTGGTGCTTTGAGAGTCGAACATAATCCATATCATTATACAAAAGAGTTACTCTATTTATGATATCAGAGACTTTCATTATTACCCTCAAGTAAGCAAAATGTTAGACTAACTATTCTTACGCGGACGGCCGGGGCCACGCTTCACAGGCATCGTCAGCTGGATGTCAAGAGCATCAGCTTCCATCTTACCAACCTGCTCAGGAGTAGGAACCACTTCTTCCGTCCCATCAGCCTGTTCCTCAACATAACCAAGGAACGTATAGGGATACGTAGGAATGTGAACTTCAACAGTAGACTGACGACCGAACTCATCCTGCTGCGTCTGATAAGACGTAGTATACGCACGGTCAATGCATTCACGAAGCATGTATTCAGGAACAATCACTTCCTTACCATAAGGAGCTTGGAAGTTCTTACTGTTCACAGAAGCAAACACATAAGGGCCAGCAGAAGGATTAGAAGACGTATGAAAGATAACCCGGCACTTACGTGCAGTCGAGTCAACACCAGCATGATCCTGTCTCCAATCCATCAACAGACGAACAGCGTGCTTACGAATAAGTTTGTTGTCTTCCGTCAACGGAATGTGCAGGCCACGTTCAAAGAGCATATCCCGAATCTGCATATCAGAAGCAGAGTTGAGATCGGTGTCAGTAAAAACAGGAGTGTTAGCCATAAAGAATATACCTTAAAATTTAGTTTGTAGAGCTAGGTGTAGCAGAGCTAGATACGAGAAAGGGGAGAACCCCAAGAGTAGTTGTTCTCCCCATATGGGTCAAGGCTTAGTACGCAGTACAAGCAACTTCAGCGCGAACCATCCAAGCCTGATTGAGAATCACGCAGGTCTGCATGGTCTTCCAAGCAACGTGGGCACGCTGAGCGAGCGGGTCAGATTCAGTGTGAGAAGGATTGATGATCACCGGAGTCAGAGACTCAGCACCCTTCAGGGGCACCAGACCATAGGCATCCTTCGCAAGGAAGAGGATGGGGTAAACGTCAGCCTTGGTACCGGTGGTAGAAACCATCGTGTCACCAGCAGCATTCGTCTTAGCACCACCAGCATCCGGCCAGCTCTTCATCAGAGTAGTGAAGAGGTAACGCACGCCTTCAACAGCACCGATTTCATTTTCCCACGGAGACGTATTGCCGTAGTCCTTCACGTCTTGGAAGTGAGGCATCGAGCGGATGTCAGCTTCACAATCGGGATGGCAGACAGCCACGAAGCAGGGAGAGATGGATTCAGTGTAGAAGCGAGGCGTGGACTTAATGCTATCGGTCAGGAAACGAGCCTTCTGGTTCTTCAGCTTACGCGTAATGCGACGCTGCAGGGGCAGAGAGATAGGCGTGTTCACTTCATTACGAGCAGTACCGTTCGCATATTCAACGTTGGTACCACCGAGCAGGACACCGATACGCATGTTTTCAACAGTTTCCGCAGCCTGTTCACCCACGATCTGCGTAACCTGTTCCATAACAGGGGAGTCGTTGGTATCGAGCAGAACGTCGGTCATGGTCACGAGGTTACCATACTGATGCACAGTGGCTTCAATGTCGGTAACCGAGAAAGTCTGAGCAGTAGGCGTAACACCTTCGGTCAGTTCCTTCGGCGTGGCATCAAGAGATTCAAAGCGACGGAACTTAGCGGTCTTCGTGCTCTTGGTCGGCAGGGGATAAGCCTGACCAAACTTTTCAAACACGAGGTAGGGAAGAGCACGGATGAGCATCTTAGCAACGACATAGACATTAGCCATCGTGCTAAGAGTACCATCAGTAGAAGAACTGGTAGCACCAGTATGCATGATAGTATTCGGAGTAGCCATTAGATATAATTCCTAATTTCAAAAACGAGTTTAGCGCGTCCTTCTGCTACGTTCATACTCACGAGCAAGTTCATCAAAAGACTTCTCACGAGGCTTGGCTTTAGGCTTATTGCTTATATCAATAGGTTCCTTGCCAGTACGAACTGCCATAGCAGCGAGCACTTGTTTAACAATATCTTCAGTCTCAGACGCAGGGTTTGTCTGCACCCGAGGAGAAGAAGCCCTAGTCATCTGTGGCTTGTTAACGCCACGAGCAGACTTGTAGTCGTCCAGAAGAGAAATAACTTCCTGTGCTGTACCGTACTGATACACATACTTAGCACCGTTCTGCATCACAGGAGGCAGAGAGTTAATCCAAGTAAAGAGATCACCACTGTCCAATATCGCACTGATATCGGGGTGGGCAGCACGGATAGTACTGAAATGTTTGTCCGCTTCGGACTGGAAGATCTGCTGTTGAATAGGTTCAACCCGAGTCTTAAGCTCAGTCTCAACGTTCTTCTTAACAGCAGACACCTTAGTGTCAACAAGCGTTTTCACTGCATTAGCAATTTCAGGATGAATCTCAAAGAGTTCCTTCACATTTTCAGGAAGTTCATCTGGATCTTCCTTAGTCTGCGCAGGTGCATTCTTCGCTTCTTTGAGTTCCTGATACTTATGAGACAGGTCTGTGAGTCTGCTAGCCCACAGAGTATTCTGTGCTTCAGCGTCACGCTTTGCCTTTTCATAAAGCTCTTTATAATTCAGAGGAAGCTCAGTGGTCTGTTGTTCATTCTGAACAGGAGCTTCTTGTTCTTGTTCCAGTTCTTCTGCAGGCTGAACTTCGTCGTCATCATTCTGGCTCACGACGTTTTCTTCTTCGGAAGGATCTTCAGGTTCACTCAGGAAATCATCAAACGAGGGCTCTGCCTTAGAGGGATCTTCGTAAGACTTCGCAAGTTCGTCGAAGGCTTCATTGAAATCTTTGTTGTTCTGATCGTTCATATTTTTATAACTAAGTTAGGGAGGGTTAATACCCTAAGTCCTAACTGGCTTGGCTCATGAGCAAGTTATCCGAAAGGGGCTCGCTCCCAAGTTCCAGTACATCCAAGAGCTTTTGTACCATACGTAGTTCACCGATAAGTCGGTCTACGTTATCTGTATTATCAGGACTTAGTAACTTACTATACCGTTGGCTTCTAAGAACCTTCAGGTAAGCAACTATATTTTTTTGTAGATCGGCGTTGGCCGTGAGCCTGAAGGATTTCTCCAAGCTCACACGCCTACCGTTAAGTGGTGTATCAATCATATTAACTCTGAGGATACGCTTGTTCAGGCTGACTAATCAAAGACATATCTTCACGAAGCTGTCTCAGACTGTCAATCAAAGCCGCAGGGCTAACACCTTCAGACCGTGCAGTCTCAACCATGTCGGTCATCCACTGACGTTCTTCCTGAGCTTGCTTCTGTTCTTGCTGCTTCTGAACTTCAATCTCCTTATCAGAGTACACCAAGTTGTCATCAGAAAGATCAAGGGCATCAGCAATCGAACGGATAATGTTCGGACGCTTAACAGTACCAAGGTCAACCTGATTGTTAGTGATCTGTGCAAAGTTAATCAGACTCTGTGCTCTGATTTCCTTAGCGATGAGAGACGAAGTACCACGAGCTTGAACAGCATAGTCACCCTTAATGTCAGAGTCACTATTGAACTTCATGTTCCAGTGATACATAGCAGAGATAAACGGCTTAGTGATGCCATCGTCAAAGTTCTTGACTTGATCTTTGATCGTAATGTTTGCAGAACCCATCAACATAGACAGGCCAGAAGCAGTACGACCAGCAGCACCAGAAGGTTCTCCCCACATCTGACGAGGAATAGAAGTAACTTCATCCCCATAGCTGCGGAAGAGTTCAATCATCCGTTCAAATTCAGTAGTATAACTGGGAAGCTGGAAGACACGGATAGCAGGATTAGCAGCATCAGCTCCTTCACCTGTACGCATCCATACCTTAAACGGATAGACATCACGAGGATCTTCGTCTTCCGACATAAGGTCAAGGTTTACTTCAATCTGAGGGCCAGCAGAGATAGCAGCGTTGTCCAGCATAGCTCTGAACGCGCTGTTAATCAGCTCCTGAACATCAGACATGATAGACGGAATACCTTCACCAAAGATAGAGGTTTCGTCTTTGTCATAATAGTAGAAGAAGTAAGGCCACTTAACGCCTTCCATAGGCATGAGAGACGCTTTAATAACGTGGTCACCAAGTACCCAAATGTTTGCAGCCAGTTCTACCTGACCTTGCATACGTTCAGGAATCTCAACACCCACCTGATTCAGATCATCAGCATCAACAAAACCCCAGAACTCAAACACTTCATACTTCTTAGAGTGAGCAGCATCAGCAACACCGCTGTCGATTACATCACCCATAGAGGTAAGTTGGTTCTCAAAGTCTTTCTTCTGATAATCACCTTCAGGATTCTCAGCAACATAAGTAGAGATTACATCCCCATTGAAGTCTGATCTCTTTCCGAGACCGATGACATCGTGCTTATCCATCTTCCGTCGTTGAATGATGTATCTACATTCGGAGGGGCAAGTAGCTTCCATGTCCGGGTAGATATCCCATATGCGGACGTTCTCGATGAAGGGCGTGATGGAGTCATAATCACAGAGTATCCACTTCTCTTTGTCTCCATTCTTTTCCTTCTTATAGTACTGACGGTTTTCAGAGATAGAAACAAGAGGCCCTTTAAGAATACCAGTACCATACAGATTACCAGAATGCATAACATCTCGCATAATCTCACGGTACTTCAACTCAGCAAGCTGGTCTTCGATAACCTTAGACATCTTGCCAGCTTGATTCTTAGCTTCATCCTGCATAAGAACATAGAGTTCTTCAGGGCTAATCTGCTTACCTTGATCCTGAGAAACAACTTCAAGGATAGCAGCCTCTTTCTTCTTGCTGAACTGTGGCAGTGGCGTAGGCTCAATACCCCAGTTCTTATCTCCGTTCGCAGGGAACAGCAGGTCAGACAAACGACTGTCAACAGTCTTGACCTTAGTTCTTGTCATACGAACAAAAGCTTTACTACGTAGAGGATCCATACGTTCAAGAACTTCGGGAGAGTAGATACCTTTGTACTGACGAAGGGCGTTCAACCACTTCTCTTCAATAGTCTTACGTGCACTGTCCGATCGGTCAAACGCTTCACGAACAAATGCAGCCAGACCTTGGGGCGTTTCAGACGCACCTTCGGTATCTTCTGCACCGGAATCTTCATCTACCTGCATCTTGTCAGAAACTTCCGAGAGAAAGTCCTGTACATCTTTGTCTTCGGCAGAGTCGATTACAGTTCCAGAACCGAAAAAATCTTTTTCAGTCATGATTTTTAGTAGCCTCCAATCTGGCTAGCAGCACGATATTTACGTTGTGTGTTAAACAAAAACTTCTTCTCTCGCTTATGCACATACTCCATCATTGCGTACTGCAAGGCGTCATGAACGTGAGAGAACTCGTTCTTAACAGGAGATGCTTTGTAGAGAACACCGTTAACAGTTTTAGATTCAGCATATTTATATTCTGATACGAAGCCTTTTCTTAAGGCTATACATTGAGGCCCAAGCTTGAATCTACCCTTTAACCGAAGGAACTGTGCAACGGCTTCAAATCGAGGAGTCCAGTTGTTTGTCTTAGCTAACTTAGCAGGAAGATTACATTCTTTCAGTATCTCCATGCCAGACTTAGCATCGTTCATTGACCGCTGTGAAGTAGCAGGGTCACACACAACTCTAAAGTTATTTACAATCCAAGGATACTTAGATGTGATCTTAGGCCAAAGATGTTCTTCACAGAACTCTTTGAGAGAACAGTTGTCTGTGCAGATCTCATCAAACACAATAACTGTACCATCAGGGGCTTGCTGTGTGAAAGCAGCAGAAGGAGTCAACCCTTGATCCATCCCAATTACAACAGGCACACCACGAAGAGGAACTATCTCTTCATCAACATGGTGCTCAAGATCACTGTAATCCTTATAAACAGGTTTACCTCGTTTTACTTCACCATAGTTGTTAAGCACGTTGACGTTGATAAAATCTTCGTCTGCACCCATACACATGGTTTCATAGTAACCTTCATCAAGGTTAGCAAGGTTCTCTGCTTCAGGATTAAGAACATACTTCCCGTCTACCTTAAGCATAGCTGGAGGTTGACGATAGAAACTATGTCCTTCTGGTTTGTCTTCCTCTGCAAGGCGATATAACCAGTGCTCAGTACTTACGGCGTTGTAGTCAAGTATAATGAAGGGTCTGACTGGGCCGCCATCTTTCTTAGCAGGATAACGTTTAAAGCGTGTCTTGATAAGCTGAAAGGTACCTTCTGTAAGTTCAGATGCTTCGTTCAAATGAGCAGAGGTCACTTCCAACGAACGAAGCTTTTCAGCAGATCTATCATCATCGACAGCAATGAACACGACTTCCATATCAACAGACGTGCCATCAGCTAAAGGATACTTAATCCTGCCGATGATGGGGGTAGAATAAGTAATAGTGATCTTATCTTTAAACCATGACAACCACGTTTTAATGGTGGTTGACTTTAGGGCCGGGTACGTTGCGCGGACAACAAGGTGTCTGCTGTGCCTGACTCCATGTTCGTCTGGTTTCTGACGCATAGCATTAAAGAACGCTTGAAAGATACAACCAGAGGACTTGCCAGATCCTACTGGCCCCATCACAAACAGAAAAGGATTCGGGTCACGATGAATCTTTGCAAACGTAGGCAGGACTTGATAATCAATATCCATAACAGTCCTTACGCAGTTTCTTTCGCCAGATCCTTGAGTCCCGCAGGAGCAGTCTCTTCATCAGGGAAAGAGATGTTAACGTTAATAACTTCACCAGCATTCGGATTGAAATCCATAGCTTTCATCTTCGGCTGGTAGTAGCTCAGCAGTTCAGAGGCGATCTTAATCTTCTCTGTGCTGTTGGTCTTAGCAGACCTAGCCAAATGCACAAGTTCCTTGATAGGATCGTACCCAAATTCAAAGCGAAGACGACGAAGAAGTTCGTCTCCCTTGGTACATCCCTTACCGTCAGGAACAACTACAGAAGGACTAGGCTTCTTCAGAAGGGGCTTTAAAGAGTCTTTCTTCATCAAGGTCACCTAAGTCAGAGCGGTCAAGCAGGGTAGCTATCTTCTCTGCATATGTCTTTAAAAGGAATTGGAAGTCACCAGAAGTAATGTCTTCACGGATCTTACAGAACTCTACGATAATGAAACCAAAGACATCTTGATTATCAGATACAAGAGGAGTAAGAGCAAAGGACACGGCCTTGTGTGACTTCAGCAGTGTATATGTAGACATATCAAACTTACGCAGACGTTCAATGTTCATGATTACTTTAGGCTCTACACCAAAAGCAGCGTTAGTAAGATATGAGAAAGCAGACACAGGCAGGTTTAAGAAATCAGCTTGTGCCGGTTTAAGGCCGGGACGAACAGCTTCGTGTGTGCAGGACATCTTTGCAAAGTCAATACCAGACAGGTTCTGACACCCGTTATGAAACTGAACAACTGCAACTCTGTCTGCATTTAATTCAGACTTAGCATGTCTAAGCTTGGTAAGAACACGACTGTTCATATCAATGAGTGATGGAAAATCCTTTGCAAACTTTTTCGTCTTACGAGTAGCTACACGCTTAAGGTAAGTAGATAAAGTTGCACATTCATAGATAATGAATGCAGTTCCTCCCAGCATCGCAAGGGATATATAATCAGCGTCTTTTACTAAGCTTGACAGACCGTTAACGATCCCTAGTAAAATTTGACTATCCATAACTTTTTCTTTTTATACCTCTTGACAAGAGGTCAATTAGTGATTATAGTATTTATGTATACTATAACCTATTATATAGTATAATAACTATATATATTTTGTCAAGGGGTTATAGTAAAAAAATATATAAAAAGTGAAATAAAATGTCGATACTGCTAGAAAAAGACCGTAGGAAATTAAAGTGGCGGAGGAATCCTATACTGAATGAAGACACACCTGAACCTTATAAGATTCCTAACTGTAGGTGTCAGGTAGGTTTGTCTGAGTGTGAAGTAGAAGGACAGTGGGACAGAGGTCTGTACACAAAGGGTGACCTTGTTAACGACCTGAACATCTTCTTTAACTACCTGCCAGAAAGTGAAGTAAGCAGAATGGTTAACGTCATGATCTGGTGTTTGTCTAACGGTTTAAAGAACAGAGGAGGTATCGACCTTAAAGACTTTGCAGTCATCACTGTTGAAGAGAAGACGTACAGCAGACCTTTGACACAAGTAACACGTGATTGCTTTGGTGTGACCAAGCGTGTGTCCCGTGCACCTAAGAAGAGGTACTTTGTCTTTAGAGAGTACCCTCAGCTTAAAGCTGTAGTTGTACCACGAACACCTGACTTCTTCCCCGGACATGAACGTACATG